CAGACTGCCATTGAAAGATTCCGGGCTTGTTCGGATTAAACTTGTAATTTGCCAGAAGGAAAAAAATGATTAAATTTGATCCCAAAACTTTTACTAATTTTTCAACTAAGCGGAAGGCTTATGCAGAATTGATGAAGAATAGCACGGATGCCGATAAACAAGCACAGGGCTTTACTGATATGATGGACGCGCTTGGTGAAGATACCATGGCTGAAATCAAGAACCAAGTCCACTTACAGACGGATGATGTGCTGAACGCTCAACGTAAAGATCCATCAATGACGGGTGATGAAGTTAAGTTCTTTAACGCTTTAACGGCCGGTGACTTATCCCACACTGAAAAGACCGAAGTAACATTACCAGAAACGACAGTAGACCAAATCTTTGAAGACTTAGTTGATCAACATCCATTCTTGCAAACTATTAAGTTACAAACGACTGGTTTACGGTTGAAGTTTTTAAAGACCGATGAAACAGGCGGTAAGGCTGTTTGGGGTAAAGTTTTCGATGAAATCAAAGGTCAATTAACAGCTAAGTTTGATGATCAAACGGCTACTCAATCCAAGCTGACGGCGTTTGTGGCATTGCCAAACGATATCTTAGAATTTGGTGCAGCTTGGATCAAGCAATTCGTGATGGCTCAAATTACCGAAGCATTTGCTGCAGCCCTCGAATCAGCATTCTTAGTTGGTGACGGTAACGATAAACCAATCGGTTTGATTTCTGACTTATCCAAGGGGACCGTTAGCGGTGACACGACTACTTATGCTCAAAAGGCGTCTGTTGGTTCAATTACTTTAAAAGACACCGAAACTGCTAAGAAGGAATTAGCTGGTATTGTCAAGAAGTTATCAGTTAAGGAAAATGGTAAGCCATACGTTGCCAAGGGTAAGACGGTCTTAGTCGTTACCCCAGGGATTTCGTTGGACATGGAAGCTGCCATGACGATGCAAAACGTCAATGGCCAATGGGTACTGGCTTATCCATTTGGAATCCAAATTGTTGAATCTCAATACGTACCAAATGGTAAGCTGATTGCCTTTGTTCCTGATCGTTACGATGCGTATGTGGCTGGTGCTGTAAACATCAAGAAGTTCACTGAAACTTTGGCTATGGAAGACGGCACACTGTACACTGCTAAGCAATTTGCATATGGCAAGGGCAAAGATAACAACGTCGCTTTCGTTTATGACTTAGCGTTGGAAACAGCTACCACTACTGATACGGCGGGAAAATAACTACCCCGGGCACCGGGGGAACTAAGCCTACCGCGAACAGTACCGTAGCTGAAATCACTGCTTGGTTAGATGCTAACGGAATCGACCACACTGGAGCTACGTTGAAGGCCGATTTACTAGCATTAGTGGGGTGATTAAATGGCAGATGAAAAGATGAATCCATTATTAGATCGATTCAAACTGCGTATGAAGATTTATCACAAAGCTGAGGACGCAAATTTATCGCGAATTCTGAATGCAAGTCAGAAGCGTATCACCGATATTACTGGTATTGCCAGTAACGCCGGTGATGATGTGTATGACGAGCTAGTTTTAGAACGAGCACGATACGCTTACAATGACCAAGTCGAGTTTTTTGACGCTAATTTTTTGGACGACTTATTGTCTGCGTCCTTGACCAGCTATGAACCGGGAGATGATGAAGATGAATCGACCGAAGTTTGAGTACAATGCACCCCCAATAAGAACGAATCAGCTTAATACGCCGGTTCGTTTTTTTCGTACCGTCAAAAATTTGGGGCCAGAGCCGGGGCGTGGTCAAACTGAACAAGTTTTTGAGTGTTTGGGTTTAGCTTATGATCCATCCACCAAAGACCGTGAAGTGCTTAACGTTAATGAAGCAAAGTATGGCGTGACTATCAAGATTCGCGATACTTTTGGCGAATTTGACCCGACAACTAAGGACACCGTGGTTATTGACGACCGCCGGTATCTGGATGCCACTGGTCAACCGATTGTTTGGGATGTTATCCAGGTGGCGCCGGACCTAGAAAATAATGCTTTTGTAAAAATTGTGCTGGGGGTGACTAAATGACGGAAGTAACGGTTAAGTTCACAGGCGTTGATGAAGTCATCAACAAGCTGTCCCAGAAACTGAGTCCAGCAAAACTGAATCGTGCTGAAAACGATGCGCTACGAGTGGCTGGTAGGCGTGTAGCAGTTGAGTTAAAGAATGCGGTCGCCAGCTATCGTGACACAGGTCAAACAGTTCTTCAAGTATCAGTCGGTAACCCTCATAGTCGGGGCGGTGTACGGACGATTAAGATTGGTTGGCATGCGGGATCTCGCTGGCGATTAGTCCATCTGAATGAGCTCGGATATACACGGTTCAGCAAAACCTATCATCCACGAGGCATGGGTAAAGTTCAAGGTGCATTTGATAGTAGCCGTGGCCCTGCCAAGGCACTTGAAGAAGCTGAATTGAGGAAACTACTATGACCGAAACCAAGGATATGCTTGCAACTATTTATACCGCGTTGTTGGCAAATGCAACAATTGCAAAACTGACATTGGCTGGTGATGGCAGTCATCGAATTAGTTATTTTGAAAGCCCAGAAACGGCTGACCACGACAATCTATTTGTTGTGATTACACCTGTCGGGCCACCGGTACCAGCGGCTGTTGGCAGTGATGATTATTTGAATGTGCAATTCACGTTTCAAGTCAATGTTGAATCTATCAGTCGACCGGCACGTAATGCTGTGGCACGTGAAATTCAAAACGAAATGCTTGCTTTGGGCTTTTCAAGATTAGCTGGTGCTCAGAACGAATTAGATGAATTCATGACTGAAACTAACCGCTTTGTTGATGTTCGCAGATACCGCGGTAACACTAAATTGTATGACACAAATTATTAAGGAGAGATGTAATTATGTTTGTAGGATATAAACGATTAAAGATTCAACCATTTGCCGAAGACGGCACGAAAAAAGGTGACCTGATTATTGTTGAAGGTCAGGCACACAAAGGGGCTACGACCACTGCTGAAATCAGTGGCTTAGCTAAAGACCCAGTGAAAGTACCGGGGTCTAATATCGATTACTACTTGTCACGTCAAGGCTTGGGTGACACCAAGGTAGCACTCGGTATTTTAGATTTACCGGAAGTTAGTGCTGACCTATTGGCTGGGTTCCGTGTCGATGATGACAAGATCAGCTATGGTGGTGAAGATACGTTGCCACCATATTGCTCAATTGAAATGGAATCCAAAGAAGACACTGGCGAAATTGCGTTAGTTGGTTTCTTCAAGGGAACATTTACGCGGGATAAGATTAGCTTGAGCACGCTGGATTCATCTAAATCATTTACACCAGAAGCTGATGCCTGGACTTTTACGCCAATTAGTTCGATTGCCACAGCTACTAACGGCGAAGTGATGCAGAAGTTTGTGGGCGATGCCACTAAGGATGCGACGACTGTTACGAAGTTTGAAAAGCAATTGTTTGATCCAGCAGGTAGCGATACAAATCCAAGTAATGGATAATTCTGAAAAACATATTGAATAACTAACCACTAGTCGCCGATAAATCAACAATACCAATTGGGGCGGCTTTTGTGTGTATGGAGGGAAAAGACTATGAGTACACCACTAAAGATGGAATTACTTATTGATGGTAAAAAGCAGACCTTCACGGAATCGTTCATTCCGGCAGGCCGTATCTTGGACGCATTGGACTTAATCGAAACCGATAACTCAGATCGTAAATTGCGTGATGTTTTTGAAGAACGAGTAGCATTTCTAGCCAAAGTATTTACTGATCCATTGGTAACGACGGATGCAATTTGGAATGGATTCAATGCGATTGATTTTGATGACCGTACTTTCACAATTATCTGCAAAGTAGCTGGTGTAAACCCAAAAAAGCTACAGATGGCGACGACACCGGAATAACCATCAAAGAAGCCCGCAAAAGAGTATTATCAGCAGTCGGCGCAATTGTTGAAAACCGCACCGGCTACACACTTTCGAGCGGATTAAATGATGTTGATTTTCAATTGTTGTCGCAAATAATCGAAGCAACGACTGAACAGACTCAGCAGACTGAAAGTGGGACCCGAGTTAAACCGGGGACTGTGGGGGTAAACCCTGGTAATCAGCCTGTCATGAGTCTTTTTGACTTTGCTAGAAAATCTTAATGAAGGGAGGAATAATAAATGGCAGATGAAGTATTAGGCCGCATGGTCATCGAGTTAGGGCTGGATCACGCTGCGTTTGGTAAAGGGTTAACCGGTGCTAAACGTGAAGTTAAGTATGCAATGGCTGAGATGAAATCATCAATGGCCGTACTCGGTCAATCGGGCCGCCGGTTTGACGTCCTATCAGCTAAGTCTAAAGGCTTGTCACAAGTAATGATGAGTCAGCAGCGGGTTGTTGAAAAACTGGGTAAAGCGTACAAGGATTCGCTGGTCGATGGTAAACCAACCGCGCAAACAGCTAAGCTAGCAACTCAATTGCAGAATGCCAATGCTAAATTAGCCTCATTACAAACTCAGTACAAGAATAATGCAGCGGCAATGGCTAAAGCACGCGTTGAGCAAACTGGTTTTACCGGTGGCTTAAATAAAGTTAGCAAGGCCGCTGTAGCGACTGGTACATCGATGAAGAACATCGGCTCAACGATGACCCGCAAAGTTAGCGCCCCAATTGCGGCTGGTTTAG